TCGATTAGACCCTAGTATAATTGTTTCTTTACTAGGATTAACTGCAACCCTTGTTATATAAGTTTGGGTGTCTGGAGGAATTATTTCATTAACCCAATAATTACCCCCGCCCGCAGCATTACCTGCCGCTGCAATCAATGTTGTGCTTAAGATAGTCATTAGACAAAGCTCCCAACATAGGCTCCATACAGTGTTGTTGATACCTTCCAGAATACCAATGTGTCTTTGGCAGTGAGCGTAGGTGCTACGTTGCCACCAGAAGTAACCCAAGTGATTGTAGGCCAAGTTGCTGTGTATGTAGCACCGCCTTCGAGGTGAAGGATAATGGCATCACCAGAGCTTAGAGAGTCTGTGAAGGTCGTGTTACCAGAGAGAGTCTTTGTCTGTACTGCGCCGTTGGTAGCGTCAAAGGCTGTGCCTGACAAAGCATATACAGTGCTTCGGATGGTTTTGTTAGTGAACGTGTCAGTGCTAGTCGCTGTGACCAGAGCTGTGACTCCGTCTAACAGGTTAAGCTCTGTAGCGTCAGCGGTAACACCATCAAGTATATTCAGCTCTGCCGTTGTAACTGTGGCTCCGTCTAAAATGTTTAGCTCTGCTGCATCAGCAGTGAGACCGTCCAGAAGGTTGATCTCTGCCGCTGTAGTTGTTACCGCAGTACCGGCAATAGTCAGCGTAGACAGGTTAGGCGCGATGGCCGTGGTTCCGTCTAGCAGATCATCGATCAGATCTAGGTCAGTATTGAGCTTAGTACCCCAGGTGTCGTCAGATGCACCGACCTCGGGTTTAGTTAAGCCATAGGTTGTGGTGGTTGTATCAGCCATCGTTAGTCACCTCGGTAATCAGATTCCGTCCATGTTTCGGACGCATTAATTTGCTCTATCCATTTGTACCTAGCAAACGTGCCAATGTCTGAACCGGCACTATCACTAGCAGAGAATGGTCTAATTCTAACATAGTTTATTGCTACTGAAGCCGTAACGCTATCTGCTGCCTCGCCCACTATGGACCCGAAGCCTTGAGCGTCTACTGTGGCAGATGTCGTGTCTGCTACATTACCTAGCCTTACCCTGACCCCAATCATTGCTGTAGAGGCCGCTGAGGCATCTGCTACTACTGCATTCTTTATGCGCTCGTAGTCAGCTTGGGTAACACTTGAGGTCACAGAGACAGCAGATGCGCCTTCCCAGATCTCAGGGTAACCGTAGCGGGCCTCGCTGTAAGGTCCAGTTCCGTAGCCTACCCGGCGCTTGACTAACCTGGGATTACTCGCACCAGAGGTTACATTGACCGATACGCTTGATAGCTTGGTGTACGCGCCAGACACGGTAACAGAGGCTGCCGAGCTGTCTGCTACGGATGCCTCATATACCTGCGGATAGCCATACTTTGCTACGTTGTATGGACCAGTGCCGTAACCGGCTCTCAGCGCCATTAGTCTAGAGTAATGTCCAGATCACCAGTAGGGATGCGGAAAACGTCCCCTGTGGCGATAGCCTTGGCAGTCGTGAGGACCGCATGGACTAGCATAGTGCCGCCGCTAGAGGCCGTGAATACGCCAATGTGGCTCACTGTGCCCCAATCCGCAGTAGCAGCAGGGAACTCTACCGCACCGCTGTTGCTAGCCGTGTCACCTGTAACAGTGAAGGTAGCCGCTGTGCGAGCGTATGAGCCGCCTGTGACCTCTGTACCGGCAGCGCCAGTGTCAGTAGGGTCCGATGTAAACAGGCCGATGTACCACGCTGTAGGGCGTGTAACTGAGTCTGCTGTTAAGCCCCACGAGAGGACATCTGTTTCAAATGCGTTAGTAAAGCTCATCTAATAGCTCCTGATCTTAAGTCGTAGTCCAGAGCCGCCTGACTTGGCTTTATCGCTCTGCAAATTAGTTCCTGCTACAGCGCCAGAGTATAACATACTCCAGACCGCCATTCGGGCGTCATCCTTCAGGTACGGTGCAGACTGCATAAGCGCCCCGTACAGGTAGGCATCTGGTGACATCTCTAGCAGCCAGTTAGAGGCGTTAGAGTCTGATAGTGGCTCTAGCTCTGCGTAGTACAGTAGCTCGCCGCTGTAGGTAGTGTCTGGCGTAGGGAAGACCTCAATGGCCTCGCCTGACATAGCGTAGTATCTAGGCTTGCCCTGGGCGTCGTTGCTCTCCATGCGGAATTGCAGCATGTCATCCAGGGTAACAAGCTCTAGCCGGGTAGATCTGCCGTCATCAAGGTGAAAGCGAACAGGCTCGAGGAAGTCTGCCGGTAACTGTGAGTACCTGGTGTCTATCTGACCTTCAGATCGCTTCTGCATCTTGTAGTGACGCACCTCACGTTCCATCTGAGCCTCTGCCAGAGAGATGAACGTAGGGATAACAGCCGTCAGGTCGTCCCGGTTGAGGAAGTCAGCTATTGTAGACTTCAGCTCTGTGTAAGTTGTGATTGCCATTTCTATGTCCTATAATCACGCTCTTGCGATTTATTTCCTACTTTGCGGCATACAGCTAAAGGGAGCCACATCATGATCACACCAGAGCACGACGAATTATTCCAGGCTAAACTCCGTCGGTTCCACCGCCGTCTCGACGAGATCGTTGCTGAGTCACGGCAGCGGTTCCAATTACAGCAAGAGCCACCACAGGTAGTATACCCTGATCAACAAGCTCACGAACACGAGCGATGCCACCTTCGGCTAGTGCATTCCGAGTCGTCATCAGAATCTGACTCCTGACGCCTATATCTGGGTACTCCTTAATCAGCGCCTCATCTAGCTGCTCTAAAGCAGGGGCTGCATCCTGGGCGGCTCTACTGAGAAGGCCTGTAGCACCTGATTGCTCTATTGCGGGCAGGTACTCGCTTGGCTTAAATGCCTCAAAAGAGCCTACTAGATCACCGCTGTTTACGCCGAACTCTGGTTTGGCGTCTAGCTCAGCTTTAGTTATCTGCCGAAGTTTAGCCTGCCAACCTTTAGCCACAGCATCTGCATTCTCTGGATCTATTCCATTCGACCTTGCCCAATCTGATAGGTCATCCACTACCAGGTAATTCATACCGTAGTCAGTGTTGGTGGGTATGATTGCTCCACCAAACTCTTCGTCTAACCTTGCTCCTACGGAAAGCATTTGCGCCTGCTCTGCCGGTTTACCTATATCAACCATAGCAGCGTTGCGCTCTGTTAGCTTGCCGCCTGGACGGACGAAGTTATAGCCTACTGACTCTTGTCCTCTAAGCAGGCCCTGAGTAGCAGCTATTCCCTCAAGAAGACCTCTAGATGCAGGATCAATCTGATTGCTTCCGGTAGATGGAGCGGCCATCACCCTAATGGTATCGGCAGGAGCTGAGACACCCTTGTAATATCCATAACCAGGGGCCGTCTGGCGAGTTAATCCACCGGCAGCGAGCGCAACCATGTCTTGGCCTTGATCGTTGCTTAGAATGCGTCTCTGGCCCTCTTGTAGCAGTTCAGCATACATTGGGTTGTCTTGTGAGCCTGCTAAGTGCATAAGACCTTTAGCAGGCTCGGACTCTACATTGATGTTAGCTGTCAATGGGCGCAGGTTATCAGAGAAATCGTAAGCAGCAGCGTCTACGCTCGTGCCTTCAGATCGCGCTTTAGTGTCTACCCAGATAGATGCTTGGACCTTCTCTGGAGTCCAGTTATCAAAACCGCCTACCTTGTTGTCGTTAGCCCAATCAACCAGGTTATTAATTTCCTTGTCCATGAATCGGTGCTGAGCCTCACCTAAACCCTCACTCCAGGTTTCACCTTCTGGGGTCCTGTAATCGAACGCTCTAGCCATCCACAGATCATTAGTAGGGCGAGATGCAGACTCACCAGGAGGCACGTTCAAAGCCTCATAGAATGGCCCACGTTTCGGTCCAAACTCAGTAGGCTGACCAGATAACATGCCCTGAACTCCCGCTGCTGCATTGGTTGGGAATCTGCCGGTGTTTATCTCATTGCCTGTGATAGCTTGATTATAGCCACGCACAGCGAATGTCTGGTTAGCAGGAACAGACGCACCTGCTGAAGTCAGGGCAACGGTTCCAGAGTATAAATCCTTATAACCCTCACGACCGCCAGTTAACTCAGAGGCTGTGCGAGAGCTTCTCTCGTACCAATCACGACCAATAGTGCCCCTGGATAAAGAATCCCTAAGATTCTTTCTCATAGTCCTTAACTTGCCTTCGCTATCTACATTTCTAGGGGCGCCACGATAAGCACCAGTTGTGCCTACTCGCTCGGCGGTTTTTACTTCCTTTGGCACTGTCTGAACTATGTTAGCTCTCGGCAGATCGGTTAAGTTTATAGCAGGCTTTGCTTTATTCATGATTGAGCGGCCAACAGTCTCAGCACCTTGAGCCACCGCTCTACCGCCCGGAACTATGGACAGTAGACCTGTTCCTGCTCCAATAGCAGCTTCAGCCTTATTGCCTTGCTCGTATGCGTTCTGAGCATCTAGAAGATCTACAGCGCCAACAACAACACCAGGGCCAAAGTCCATTGCGCTCATTAAGCCTTGCGCTCTGCGCCTTGCGACAGGATCAGTATTCTCACCCATCATGTTTAATATTCCAGACGACATCCTGTCCCTTAGAGACATATCTGTTGGAATCATCTGTTGAGGTATTGCTGCCGGGTATCTATTGCGAAGCCTTTCGTACAAAGCTTTCTCTAGATCTCTGGGGTCTGCCATGTGATGTCCTCATGTACCGATGACATGAGTATAACACAGACTAAGCGATCCCTCGGATGTTGCGACGGATAGGACCGCCCCAGACGTGTGTAGGTTTGTAACCCACTGCTAGATAACGGAATGAGTCAGATGCGTGAGAGGTCCAATCGTGTAGAGGCCTGCCACGCCAGTGCTTGCCGTTCTCATCCCAATCCCTGCGGTACTGCCTTAGAGCGTCAATGCCACGCTCGCAGCGTTCCTCATCGAACCAACACTGCGGGATCATTGAGCGCACCTGCTGTATGCCGTCCTCGATGCCAAGCATAGGGGCGACTATGACGTTGTTCAGACCTAGAGACTGCAATACCTCTAGCCTAGACTTGCCGGTGCCTAGCTCCTTGACCCGGACATCGTGCGGTAGGATGTGCTGATCGTAGGTGTAGCCTTTACCCTGGAGCATCTGCACATAGTGGTCTAAAGCGCAGCCAGAGTTCTCGTAGTAGTCAATGATGCGGATCTCTTTGCCGATGTACTGAGCGAACCAGATAGAGGTCGTGTCAGCCATACCAAGGTCCCAAGAAGTCACCACCGCAGCAGACTTGTCATAGGGCACAGCGCAGATCTTGCCGTCAGTCTTGGCCTGTAGCATCTCTATGGCGTAGTAGCTGCCCTCAACGTGTATACGGAAGTCACCCTCCCAGACGTGCTGATAGATGTCTGGTCGCTTCTCTAGGTCCTCTAGCCTTGCCTGCTCTAGTACATCAGGGAACCACGGATTGTCTGACCACTGGATCTCAGCGATCTTGGCGTCATTGGGCGGGTCTTCACGGAATCGCTTGTGCGTTGCTGAGTTCTTACTCTCCGGGTTCCACGTCACCCAGATCTCTGAGTCATGCTCTCGGACCGAAGGTATGAGCTTCTGCCACGCTGTCTCGCTTACACTCTCTGCCTCATCCACCCAGGCTAACAGTAGGCGTGACTTAGATTTAAGGGAGTCTACGTTAGTGCGGAGACCGGCGAATGCGTAGTTGATCCTGCCGTCCTTGCTGCGGATGTACCGCTCACCTACCTCGTAGTAGTCAGCTAGGAACTGCACGGACCCGATGGCTGCCTTGATCTCCTCGAGGGAGGACTCACTGAGAGAGTTGAGATGCTCACGGCCGCAGAGGATGATGCCTTCCCTGCCCGCCTTGCCTTCCTGGTAACCCCTTAGAGCCGTCATTAGAGCGAAGGTGCGAGTCTTGCCAGAACCACGGCCACCATAGGCACCACGGTATCTAGCCTTGCCCTCAAAGAC